ATTTGCGCATAGCCTGATTGTAGGAATCCAATTTCGGCAAGGCATTGTCAATCTTGTCGATAAACTCTTCTTCCAAATATCTTGGGATGCCAGTGTAATGCTCTGGATGCTGTCGGTAATCGCTCTGCACTTCTTCTATGTGGATATGCCGACCGTCGGGGTCGAGTCCTGACGGCAATTTGGTTGCAGGGCTGTGGCCTGCCAGAAAATCTTGAGACGTAGTACCGAAGCCACGGACATGTCCGACGATGGACTGATCATCCCGGTCCAGATCGGCATGGAAGTAGCCCTCATCTGCCAAATCTTCATTGACGTTACGTTCTGCCGGTTGATGAATCATCTGATGGTCATTTGCGGGAATATATGACGATATATGCACCATCAGTGGCTCGCGCACATCCGTACCATCAAAATTCATTTTTAGGCGGCTATCAACTGGCTCGTTAACAACGCTGTGTTCGGAATAGTGATTGGCGGCTTCGGTGTCTTTTTCACCTACAAATCGAGGCAAATGCGCACTGACGTGCGTTCGCCATTCATCTACTGTTTTGGAATCTTTCGGAGCATAATTTTCACCAAGCCCCGCCCAATGGATTTCCTCAGTGGGTATCGAGCGCGAAGTCATGTTTTGACGCAGTTGTTCCGCAGAGTATTTTGGATTCGCGCCGCGTTTAGAATCCCTGTTTTTCATGGCTTCCAATACGCGCAACGAGCCGTAACGTGCGTCGACTGGACGCCTTTCCTTCAATTCATCACCCGACAACAATTTCTGAGTTGTCTCGGAAGACACAGGAGACACTTGGCCTCCAATTGCGTCACTGGAATGAAGGGCAATGCGAAAACCAGATCCGGGAGAGGAGGACAATTTCCCGGTAGTTGTTATCGGCGTTTTCGGTTGGACAGGTGCTTGCGCAGGTTGGCTTGCTGGCTCTTCGGTAGCCGCCTTGATAATGACCAGCCGATTCATTCGCTTCTTACCCATTGTTCTTCTCCACGGCGTTGCGCAACACATTGTATGCCCGCAATTGCAGGTGCGGTTTCAAAATCTTGGTGGCAAGCCACGCATTGACCAACCCCGGTTCCATCTCGTGCATGGCCTGCTTGCCAATGTTGATCGCCTTGCTGACGCCGCCCCGCGTCAGGGAATGCGGGTCGGTGACAAGTTCCGGGTGATACGGGTTATGCATAACGAAGGTGTCCATGATGTATTTGCCATTGCTGATTGGCCCCAAGCGAATTTGAGGAATCAAATCAGCAAGCGGCACGGTATGTTGCAATTCCCCAAGGTATGACCCCGGGAAAATCCATTTGTAAGCAGGATGCGCATCGGCCTCGAAACGAGATGGCCTGCCATCAAATTTCACCAGCCCGAAGACGTGTCCCTTGGGAATGTGCTTGTAATCCGTCAGGCTATCTTTGATCCGTTGCACAAAGTCGGTGAAATGAAACCCGTCGTCGTCGCGGATGTTGCGCTTATTGCCAAAATCAGCGGGCTTGATTTGCTTTCCTGCCAATTGGGTCATGATTTCGTAGCGTTGGCCGCACGACGTATGCTCTCCGCTGTAATGACGCAGGAACGACTCCATATTGGGCCATCGATTGTTACCGTTCGACCCAAGATGTGCGATGATGGCTTTGGCGTTATACCAGCCGGGCATCTTGGCAAAACCACGCTGAATGCTGGCGTAGCGTTTGGGATCGTTCTCGTGCAACCACTGGAGTTCGTGGATCATGGCGTGCATGACCGCCACGTTGCCAAGGTGGCTGTCAGAAGTGCCTTTCCATATGGCACCAATCACGCCTCCATGCTCCCGAGCAAGCGGAAGCACGGCGTTTTCCCAATCGTGGACCCCTTTGGCGGCAGTTTGATACCCGGACGCCGGGCTATGCAACATTGCCCATCCCATGTCACCGTATCGACGGGAATGAGAACCAAAACCGCCACCGCCATGCGTCTCGAACATGCGCCCTGAAAACGGCAATATAATTCGCCCGGTAGACATTGAATCCGAATACACAGGCACTACCGGCAGGCGTTTACCAGTAGGCCCCAGCAAGTCGCTCTCGTGCGCTATAAACCGGTTGGAACCGTATTTGCCAACGGCGGGATTGTTGTCGAAACCAACGGTGTGGTGTTCGCCGCTGGAAATGCCCTGCGACATGTGGAGCGGGAAATTCGACGGGTCCGAAATGTGAGGGACGGGAGTGTCTATTTCGTGGGTTCGCTTGACGGCCTGCCTGACCTGTTGTGCGATCTCGTCCGGTGTTGGCATCTCACTTACCCTTCATCATTGGCGTGTCGGAGAGCCAACATTCGCAGTAAAGCCCTTTGCACTCCAGCGTCCCGCTTTGCGGGAGTCGCCCTTGCTTGACGGCCTCTTCGTAGAATTCGGCCATGGGCCAACCGCCAATTCGGCTCGCAAAGTGTGTGCAATCCGTGCAATGCTCGATGGTGTTACCAAAGTGCCAATATATGCGACGTTCGCTACTGAGGTCGCCCATGCAAAATCCCATCCAGTAAGCCTCACGCAAAGCATGAGCATAAAACGACGCTCTCTTTTCATATGGGATCTTGCCGATTTTTCCGTCTATATCGTTCAGGAACTTGCGAAGGAATTGGTATTCGTCCGTCCGAACATTGCGTAGCGCGGCTCGGTCCGTTTTGGAAATGGACGTGAAATTGCCAGCCGATCGCTTGCCTAGAAGAAATGCGCGAGAGTAGTACGAACGAACCGCACGCACCGCACGGTCTTCGACAGTCGATTTGCTCAACGGGGCCGGGATTTCCACGTCAATCCCCTTGAGGTTGGAAAGCAATTGCCCCACTGATCGCAGGAATTGCAAATCTTTGTCGAACTCGATTTTCAGCGCATCAAATGCATTCGACGCCACACGTTTTTCGTATTCAATAACCGACCTTGGGATGAACTGGCCGCCCTTGTACTGCTGGATGCCGCCTTTTGGCGCACGCGCAGACCATCGTTGAGGCGTAGGCATGAGAAGATTTTACCGGAGTTTGGCTCGGGGTAGCGTTGACAATCCTGTGTATTTGCCGTAACCATTGTCCGATATGTCTATAACTATGACAATGGACAAGCCATGTTTTACAGTGTGCCGATCCTGCCGAGAATGGTGCGACTGGGTGGGCGATAGGCCATTTTGCAATAAATGCCTATGCTACTGTCGCGAAAATGGCATGCCTGCGCGGCACCCACGCGTTTATTCGACTGGTCTGTGTATGTGCGGCGCATTGCTGTACCCGTGGGAACTTGGCGGCCAATCGTATTGTAGGGCATGCGGCCGATGGCAAGTCCTCCCTACGTTTGGGAAGTTGCCGACCCCTGTCAATCAAATGATTACATTGGTTGGGCGCGTGTCTCCTGCCCACCAATTCGGTCTTATCAGAAGACCGCAGGAACCTGCCGCCAGAAACGCACGCACGGCCGTTTTGCGCGATTTGTACCGGTTGGTCATACCGGATATCAGATTTCTGCGTAGCGACCTGCCATCGCGTTTTTACGCGCCATGGCACGATGCTTTCGTGGGCGTCACGAACGCCATCTCGCAATCGAACGCCTACGATAGGCTGGTGGCCTACACCAAGTCCTGAGGGTCAATATGCGGCTGTGCCGAACGCTTTACGCGGACCGTGCGGCCGTTTCCGGGCAACGCCTTTTGCATCATCATGTCCCGGTCGTTTTCCAGCATGGGGCCGGGCGTGGATTCCATCACCTGTTGCGGAGGTTGAGGGGCTTGCTCGGGTTGCGGCCCTTGAGGAGGCTTGGGTGCGCCGTCAATTTGAGGTATGGTCGACGGCCTGTCTGAACGCTGGGCCTGAGGGGGCATCTGTTGTTGCATTTGCGCTTGTTGCTCGGCTTGTGCGCGTTCCTGCGCCTCCTGCTCCATGGCTTGCTGTTCCTTGGAATCAAGGTACTGCAACGCCTGCATGATCGGCATGGGCATGTCGACCGCAGGCGAGTCTGCGATTACCTTAGGCAATTCCATGTCGCGAGCCTCGTACAGGGTACGCAGATTGATGGTGCCGTTTTGTAGCATCAGGGAGATCAACTGCTCTTCCTGAATAGCCTCGAAATCTTCCAGCCCGACCCACTCAAACACATACTGTTTACCCATGGGCATCTTCCACAGGATTTCGTGATTGAGGAATCGAGCGATGTCCACCATGAGGTGCCCAAACTGGGTTTGGGAGTATTCAAAATACTTGTCTGGCGACGCTTCGCTAAGTCCAGCCGCAAACGGGCTTGCCTGCGCCAGACCAGTCTCCTCGGGGCTAATGTGATACGCGGAATGCAACTCAGTGATCATGGAATAGTGTAGTTGCGCGTATTCCATGTCGCGCAGGCTCATGTCCATGCCGACCCATTCCGTGCGAGTGCCGCCCATACCGTTTGCCGAAGGTGGCACCGAATTCAAAACGGGAACTGCCCATCGCCCCAAAGTCCCGGTCATGATCTGTTGCCAGTCCAGACGGAAACGATTCAATGCCTGCTCGGACACATTGCCTACGACATTGATGAAACCGCGAGGCAGATAGTCACGCTTGAACCGGCCGGTATTGTATTTGCGAATATTCAGAATGTCGTTGATGGTCGTGATCGCCATCTCGGTTTCCGAAACGCCGTACCCCATCCGTGACAGATCACCCGTAGGGTTGCGGATCAGTACTGAACATTCATTTTGCGTGTAGTACGCGGCGGGCATGCCACCCTGCTCTTGGAGGCGCACATAACGAATCGGCCCATCGGCTCGTGTCTCGCGCTCGTTGGGTGCTTCTGTCAGCACCATCTTGCCGTCCTCGATGTTTTTGGCATCGGGAAGCCACCGGCGAAACAACGTAGGGTCGTGAACTGCGAAACAAGTGATCGGAAATTTGTCGGGCCGTGTTTGGTCGGACCATTTGAGGATGGGAACAAAGTCGCAGACGAGAGTCTCTCGTATCAAACATTTCATGAAATACGGCAAGCCGGGTTGCCAACCATGAAGACGCTCCGATTCGGGCGGCTCGCACCAACCAGCACCCTCGAAAAACTCCTCAAGAGCCGCAATTTGCTTCTCTTCGGCCTTGCTTGGTTTACGACGGCGATCACGCAACCGAACGCGAAAAGAGGGTTTTTCAAGCAAGCCGTAGCGGCTCCCCTCATACGTCGAACACCAACGGCTCGCCTGATTGACGCGAGTAGCAATAATGATCTGAGGCAATGCCACCGCGTTCACGAATCCGCGTAGAGCCTGAAGCGTGATTGCAGTCTTGTCTGCGGTGTTCGACGCTGGGCCACCATAAACACCCCAAACGCTCAGGGCAGGGCTGGTGAACGCCGCCTGCTCTTCCGCGCTGACGCTGGGCGAGTTGTCGGTGTTCGCACCGATACCTTTTTCGATCGCGCCTTCACGCCGCGAGATCAGGTAACGCCCAAATTGCAAAAGGATCGAGTCTCGGTCTGCCATAATGTTCACCCATTATATGCTATGCATTGCCAGCGGTTAGGGTGAACGTGCTAATTGTCACGATCTGCCCGGTGTTGATGGTTACTGACGCGCCCAGTTTCATATCGCCCGTACCGGCATTTGTTGAAACCGTGCCCTGCACGTGGCAGTTTCCAGAACTGTCATAGATGCGAAAATACGTCGCCGTGCCCGTATTGATCGCGCTTGTCGATACCCAAGATCCGCTTTTAGACACCGCGCCCGAAGCCGCCGCGTCCAGCGACGTGGTCGTGAGGTTGATCTGTGCGAGGGCAAGGCCCGTATCAGCCGCCGCGCAGTTTGCGGGAACAGTGCCAGATCGAATACGCAACACCGGTGCAGTGGCCGACCCTGTCATTGCGCTGTTTGTTACGGTCAGGCTTTTCAGAATTGCCAAAACCATGTCCATTTGAGCATTGCGCAGAGTCGTCGAGTATTTGATGTCTGGCATTTAGGCAACCTTGATAAGCGGCCCGAAGACACTGACTTGACCTGATGGGTACGTCACGATCCAACGTTCCCGGTAAGTGTTGACCGTGTCCAGATCGCCGCTCTGCCATGTATACCGCACTCGACCGCCGGGTTCATCCACAATTGTGGCACTTGCATAAACCGCAGGGGTCGCAGAGTCGACAGGCATCAATTCGTACACTACTGATGTTGCGGACGACAGATCGAGTGGCGTGCGGTCTTGCTGTTGCAAGATGTCTTCGCGGATCGGCAATGTCGCACCAGCGTTGAATGTCAACGTGTGCCTCACGTTGGTTCCAAAAGGCAACGTCACGGGGACGTAATTGTTGGCGTCGCCCGTACCGCCGGGAGCAAAAGCCAACGCGTTTGCTGTGTATTGCCAGTTTGGACCGGCACCAACCTGAACAAGCATCGTATTGAGTTTGTTCGTCACCGTTTCAACCCCGTCGGTGTTGTTATTGATGGTGTTCACCGTCGTGTTGATCGTGTTGGCCGTAGACTGGACTCCAGATATAGAACCGTCGAGATACGCACCGAAGGAACCCGCAGGCCGTGCGCCACCGCGTATCTCGTCCCACACGCCGTCCGTAATTTCTGCCACTGCATCTGTCGCAAGAGCATTGGCATCAACAGCACCTGCCGCAAAATGCGTCGAGTTTATGACAGCAGGCTGGAGTTCATGAATGTCTGCGGCGATGTGGTGCGAACCAGTAACGGCAACATATGCCTGAGCCGTGTCGGCTTTCAATATGCGATGGCCCATCGTGTCGTTACCCCAAGAATTGGTAGTGCTGTCAACATCCCTGTTGGCTTTCCATACCGCATCGGCCACGTTGTTGGCACTGAGCGTAGACAACCCGGACTGAATTTCGGACACAGCGGATGCGGCAAGCGCATCGGCATCAATCGCATCGGTCGCGATGGACGCCGCCGTAATCGCGTTGGCGTTAATCGATCCTACGGTGACGGCAGACGCCACTGATCCGACGGAGCCGACAACGTTACCGCCCACATTGCCCGTTACCGACACCGCCCGCACGCCATCTCCGACAATGGACGATGCGCCGTTGCCAAGCACCTTGCCGGTCACATCACCGCTAACGGAACCAACAGAGCCTGTTGTGCTGAACGTTTGGCTAGATGAAAGCGCGTAACCTGTTTTGTCGGAAACAGTACCAGCAGTGACATCCCCACCGGGTGTAATTGCCAGAGCGGAGAAATTAGTTGGGAACGCTTGGGTTAGCGAGTAACCAG